TTTAAAAGACGAGTATGCCCTTAATGATTTATCATTTGCACTTAAACGTTTTTACGTAGTTGAAGATGTTAACAGAGCTGCAGAAGGATTTTCACAAACTTGGTATCCGCATCTATATAGATTAAAATTAAAACAAATAGTAGACTCACAAGAATTTAAAGAAATATTAGACTTACCTGCAGAAGAAGGAGCCGACGGCGGCGATACATTACGTAGTTTGTTAAGCACATATGACAAAGAAATGCAAATTAATAATGCTGTAGTTGCACAAGCTGAAGCTGATGCTCCAAAAGCAGGATATGACACTAGTCATTACTACAGTTTACAAATTGACGAAAATGGAAATACAGAACTAGTAGACACAGACGGGGACAATATACCCGATACTATGCAAAGTGCTGTTAAGTCAGGGTACAACGGATACTTGTTAGGTGATGGAATACCTACTAACGGAGAGCAGTTTGGTCATGGTATATCTTTTCCTCTTGATAACTCAACTGGAGATTTTTTCTTACGTACAGATTTTTCACCAAATAGGTTATTTAGATTTGATGGCGCACGTTGGGTTAAACAAGAAGACAATGTACGTATGACACTAACTGGTACTAATACACGTACACATCAAAAAGGTACATTTATAAATAACACTACAACAAATACTATTGCAGGCGAAAGTGTTACTGAAAGACAAAGCCTATCTAAAGCATTAAGACCAAAGGCAGATGAATAATGAGATATAAAGATTTAAAGATTGTAGAAAATGTAACTGCAGACGTTGTTCAGTTAGTAACACGACCAATTATAAAATATTTTACTAGAAATTGTAATGACGAAAAACGAATTAATCAACAGTTGACTAATCTACGAAAAAATTTAGCAAAATATCCTGAAAAAAGAAATCCTGTAATACAAGGCCTAAGTGCCCATCCTGTTCTAGCCAAGTTAGTCAAAGGTACTGTTTATCCTATACAGATAGCAGGAAGTGGGTTTTCAGCACCAGAGTACAAAAAAGAAATGTGTACTACAGGCGGATCAGGTAATAAAGTTATAGGTACGAAAGATGGTACAGCTACAAACGGTACTAAAGATGGTACAGCTAATGGCACAACTACAAAAGGTACTAAAGATGGTACAGCTAATGGCACAACTACAAAAGGTACTAAAGATGGTACTGTAGGGAAATCAATTAACAATAAGTTTGGTACTGAAATGACTACATTTGGAAACTTCCTTGACAACAACGATTTAGCAGGTGCTTTAAAGTTCTTAGATGGAAATCCTGCGTTTGAAAAAGCAATTGGATCAAAGTTTAGAACAGACATTAAATCTGCTTTAGATGCACAGGAAGCAAAAGAACGTAATAGATTAGCTCAAGAAAAAGCAGAAAATGAAGCTAAAGAAGCACAACGTATTGCAGACGAAAAAGCAGCAAAAGAAGCTAAAGAAAAAGCAGATGCTGCTGCAGAAGCTAAACGTATTGCAGATGCAGAAGAACAAAAAAGACTTGATACCATTGAAGCAGAACGTAAAGCTGCAGAAGCTAAGAAAGCAAAAGACGAAGCAGACGCAAAAGCGGAACGTGAACGTCAGCAAGCAGAATTTGATAGATTAGAATTAGAAGCTGAACAAGCTCGTATTGCTGCTGAGAAACTAGAAAAAGAAAGAATCGAAGCTGAAGCTGAAGCTAAACGTATTGCTGATGAAACAAAAAAAGACAAAATAGAAGTTGAACCGGATACTAACAATGACACTATCAAAACTGATAGAATTGTAATACCGTTTGAGGAGTTATAGAAATGAAATATAGTGATATAAGAATTATAGAAAACGAAAAAAAATTTACTGCGTTAGTTATAACTAATGACAATACAGAAATTGACATTCCTAATATACCTAAATCTTATATTAGTAGTAAGACAAAATTAAAAACGGCAATTGATAAACTAATAGCAAGATACAATTCAAATAAAGGAACAACCTTTAGTGTTAAAGAAATTAAAATAGTCGATGATACAGGAAAAACAATTAATGTTCCTAATACTGCTACAAATGATGTAACTCCTAATAGTGGTAACGGTAAGCCTGATACATTCCAAGCTAGTGATGAAGAAAAAGAAGCTATGCAAAATGTATTAAATTTACATAGACTGATATTGAATACCATGGAGGACACTATCTGGAAAGGATTAAAAAGTAATACTAACGATAATATCGATAAAGGATTGTATTATTTGCCACGACAAAATGATCCGGTATTTCCTACAGGTGTGTCATTTGAGTATACTATAGGCGGCAAAAAATTTAAAATTAATGACATCAAAGAAGAAATTGGTATAGACTTAGTAGTAAACACTAAGAATCCTAAAAAAGACAAGTATGGATATACACATGCTGAAGGTTGGCCAGCATATATGAATGAATGGGATAGTATGAAGGAAATAACAATTGATGCTGTGAATGCACGAGACCACATTTCAACAGTTGGGCCACAGCAACCAGAACAAAAAGTTGACGGGCCTTTACGAATTGCAATATCACCTAAAACGTTTTATTATAGAAATGCTACAGTAGTAGATACGGATAACAACTAATGCAACATTTTTATGACGGACAGATAAGACGCTACATAACGCAAATGGTACGCCTCATGAGTAACTTTAGTTACAAAGACGGCAAGGGAAACCTAACACAAATTCCTGTTATGTACGGCGATCTTACACGACAAGTTGCAAACATTATACGAGATAACAGCGAAAACAAAATACCAAGTGCGCCACGAATGGCTGTATATATTACTGGGTTAGCAATGGACACAGCAAGACTTGCTGATTCAAGTTATATTAACAAAGTAAATATACGTGAACAAGCATATGATACCGACGGTAATGAATACTTAAACAAAGAAGGCAAGAACTTCACAGTTGAAAGATTAATGCCTACTCCTTATACACTTACAGTTAATGTGGATATTTGGAGTACAAACACAGATCAAAAACTACAAATACTAGAGCAAATATTAATGTTGTTTAATCCTAGTTTAGAAATACAAACTACAGACAACTATATTGATTGGACAAGTTTAAGCGTAGTTAATTTAGAAAACTTAACTTTTAGTAGTAGAAGTGTTCCTGTTGGTATAGACAGCGAAATTGATGTTGCAACAATGACTTTTAATACGCCAATTTATATTTCACCACCTGTTAAAGTAAAACGCTTAGGTGTTATTACACAAGTAGTACAAAGTATTTTTAACGAAACAAAAGGCACTATTGATTTAGATCTTGCTAGGCCTGTTAGTCAGGCTTACGATGATGCACCGGTTCCACAAAGTGATGTAACAACTAGAATTGCTGTTGTAGGCACTGGTGAAATTGAAGAACAAATTACAAGTGAAGGTATATTAAAAACTGATGTAGATTCACTATTAACAACAGGGCATGATAATTATGGATTACTTGTTCTTGGCACTACAGCTAAACTTATAAACAAAGGTGTTGTCGGAGCGCAAACTTGGACAGGGTACATCAGCGATATGCCATTTAACTTTAATAGCGGAATTACTGAATTAAGGTTAAGACGTACAGATATTGCTAATGAACTAGTAGGAAGTGTAGTTATAAATCCACTAGACGAATACGAATTAACTATTTCTTGGGATAGCGATAGTTTCCCTGCAGACACAATTATGCACGGTCCTAATGGTGATAGAAACAAAATTGATTATATTATTAATCCTTATAAAACTAATCCTACAGATTTAAAATCAGGAAATCCTCGTATACTAATATTAGCAGACATTAACAATAGTGCTAATGTAGAAGATGCAGCATACGATGGGCCCGATGCCTGGAAAAACAATGATGGCTCAGAGTTTGTAGCAAGTACAAACGACATTATAGAATGGGACGGCACAAACTGGCATATAGTTTTTGATGCTAGTGTTGATGATAGTACAGTTGTTTATACTACTAACCTCAACACAAGTAAGCAATACAAGTACGAAAACGACGAATGGCTATTAGCATATGACGGTGAATACCAAAACGGCACCTGGCGTCTAGCATTTTAAAATAACTATTAGTATGAAAGATAATATTACTGTATGTAGCGGAGCGTTATTCTATGCTCTTAATACCAAACGTTTTTTGTTCTTACACAGGACTCAGGGACGTGCAGGAAACCTATGGGGATTAGTAGGCGGTACTAACGAAAAAGCCGAAACTCCTTGGGAAGGTTTAAAGAGAGAAATTATTGAAGAAATTGGTACTGTTGAGATTAAAAAAACAATGCCTTTAGAAACGTTTGTAAGCAATGATACTAACTTTTTATTCCACACTTATCTTTGCGTTGTTAACCAAGAATTTTTACCTACATTAAATCATGAACATGACGGTTATGCCTGGGTAAATTTTGGACAATGGCCAAAACCGTTACACAACGGATTAAAGAATACACTCAATAATAAAACTAATCAACGTAAACTTGAAACAGTATTTCGAGTAATAGATTTAATGGATTAATATATGGAAAATTTACAAAGTGCATCACAAAAAACAGAATGGGGATATGAGTTAGTATGGGCAAGTACTGAAAATTATGGTGCAAAAATGCTAGTGTTTACTCAACCTGGAAAGACTCCGTTTGCATTTGCAAAGAAACAAGAACGTACTTGGTTTATTAATAGCGGTAATATAAAATTACGCTGGATAGACACTAATAAAGGTCAGTTGTACGAAGCAATTTTAAATGAAGGTCAAACATATCATGTTCCTCCGCATCAACCTGTTAGTATTGAAGCATTGAACGGAGAAACTAGTATTACTGAAGTTAACAACGGTACGTTTGAAAATGATAAATGTGTTATACTTAAACCCGAAGGTATATAATGTTTCCAAAGTTAACAGAATCTAAACAGTTTAAAAAAGATCTACAAAGTTTTAAATCAGCCTTAAATGCGTGTCCTGAACAATACAAAGGTAGAATGCAAGAGTTATACGAAGTTTGGATAACTAAAGCAGAACAAATAGATATCGGACACGACTTGTCTTCAGGCGCAAGTGTTGATCCAAGAAGTCTCAAAGATGCTCGATTTACAATAAATCACACTAGAACTCAAATTTTTGATTTAATGAAAAAGTTATCTTTAAATTTGTGATATACGTTTAACAGTTATAGCACCGACCATAGATGCGTGTAGCGTACACTGATATCTATAATTTCCTGATATAGTTTCTGGAACTTCCCAATACAATGTTCCGCCATCTTGTCCGTTTGCACTTGCCCCAGTACTTACATTACCAATAACATCAACGTGTATAAGACCTGTTGTGTATGCTGTTCCTGTACTATCTTGTATTTCAAATGGATGTCCGCCAACGCCGTCTAAATCAAATGCAATAGTCATTCCGCCAATAGCATAAAAAGTAGGATTATTACCAGTATATCCGTGGCTATCACAACTATAAGCAGTATTACCTACGTTGTTTACTCTAATCATTGCAAATGCCGGCATGTAACTTTTATCAATAGTTCTACCAGTATTTACTACTTCTGATAATGCATTATAACTTGTTACACCTAATGTACCTGTAAAGTTAAGTGTAATAGTATCGTTTGATGCACTTGTTGAAATATTTGTGCCGCCAGCAATAGTTAATGTGTCAGTTATACTGTTTGCAGTAACTGAGCCAGCATCACCATTAAATTGATACCATAAGTTTTGATCTGGATCACCGCCGCCACCGCTTACTGTGTCTGGACCCCATGAG